AGCCTATTTAGATATAAAAAAATATTGAAATGGAATATAGTATCCAGCGGTTATGCTTCAGTACAGCTTTTTAAAAACAAAACAGGAAAAAGATTTTTGGTACATAGATTAGTTGCAACGGCATTTATAAGAGAGCCTCGCGATAATGAACAAGTGAATCACATTGACGAAAACAAATTGAATAATAATGTCGAAAACCTTGAGTGGGTTTCACCATTAGAGAATATGCGTTATGGTACAAGAACAGAAAGACAAAAGAAAAATACAGACTACACTACAGAGCAAAGAAAAACTATAGCAAGAGCTAATGGAAAAAAAGCCTGTAAAGCTGTATCACAGTTTACGAAAGACGGAGTTTACATAAAAACATATCAATCAGCCAAAGAAGCCCACAAAGAAACTGGACTTAATCATTCCCACATAGTCGAATGTTGCATGGGGAAAAGATGCAAAACAGTTGGTGGGTATATTTGGAAATATGAAAGGAGAGATGACTTATTGGTGTCCCAGTTTTAATCCTCGGCGAAAGCGGCAGCGGCAAGTCAACCAGCCTGCGCAATTTCTCCCCGGAAGAGATAAGTATATTCAATGTGGCAGGTAAGCGCCTGCCCTTTAAAAAGAAGCTGCCGGTGGCAACTACAGCGGATTACAAGAAAATAATGGGCGGTCTGGCAAAGGGCACAAAGAAAACCTATGCCATAGATGACAGCCAGTATCTGCTGGCCTTTGAGATGTTTGACAGGGCAAAGGAAACAGGCTACGGCAAATTCACAGACCTGGCGCTGAATTTTTATAACCTGATTCAGTTTGTAATCAGACAGCTGCCGGAAGATACGATAGTTTTCTTTCTGCATCATACAGAGCAGACGGAAGGCAAGACCAAGCGGAAAACCATCGGTAAAATGCTGGATGAAAAGCTGACAGTTGAGGGGCTGTTTTCTATAGTGCTGCTGGCGAAGACAGACGGCACAAGATATTATTTTGAAACGCAGTCTGACGGGTTTACTACAGCCAAAAGCCCGATGGAGATGTTCGACAAAGAAATAGACAACGATCTGAAAGAGGTGGACAGGCTTATCAGGGAATACTGGGAGCTGGCACCAAACGATAAAGGAGAATAAATATGAGAGCATTTAAAGGCTATAACGAAGCGAAGGTTTACACAGAAACAGAAAAACTGCCAGCTGGCGCATACGTGGTGCGACTGCTGAAAGGTGCAAGGGTAGAGGCAAGTGAGTACGGCGAAACACTGCTGGTGCCTTTTGATATTGACGAAGGGGACTACAAGGATTTCTACACCAGACAGTTCCAGTCCAGCCAGATGGAAGACAAAAAGTACAAAGGTGTTTTCCGTATGAGACTGCCGAAGGAAGACGGCACAGAACAGGACGAATGGACACTGCGCCGACTGAAAACAAACCTTGTGGCAGTGGAAGACAGCAATGCCGGTTATCACTGGGACTGGAATGAAGCCGGTCTTGCCGGCAAAAAGGTGGCAATGCTGTTTCAGAACAGGGAGTGGGAGTTTAACAATCAGACGGGCTGGACTGCACAGCCACACAGCCTTATCAGTATTGAAAAATTCCGTGAGGGCAAATACAAGCTGCCTGCGGACAAACCGCTGGCAAACAAAAAGGGCAGTATCAGTATCAGTCCTGCAGATGATTTCACCCCGCTGGCATCTGATGACGGCGACCTGCCGTTCTGATGAGGTGATGTGATGAAATATCACCCAAGCGAAATTGACGGTATTCTCTCCACCATGGAAATAATCGTGGACACCAGGGAACAGAATACAGCCCGGCTGAAAAAGAGGATGGAGGGGTTCGGATGCCCTTCCATCCGCGCCAAGCTGGACTATGGGGATTATTCCTTTCAGTACACACTGCCGGACGGAACGGTGGAAAGCGGCCAGCATATAGCTGTGGTAGAAAGAAAAATGAGCCTGACTGAACTGGCCAGCTGCTTTACAAGCGGCAGGGCAAGATATGCCAGGGAATTTGAAAGGGCAGCCCGGGCCGGTACACAGATACATACAATTATCGAAAATGCCAGCTATGAAAAACTGTACAACGGCGCATACCGCAGCAAGCTGAACCCCAGAAGCTTTATCCGGAGCTATCTGAGCTGGGGAAACCGATACGGAATGCAGCTGCATTTCTGTAAGGCGGAAACCACTCCGAAACTGATACACGATATTCTGTACTATTCTTTGAGGGAGTATCTGCTGAATATGGAGTAAGCTATGGAAAAAGAACTGATACTTTCAAAACTGACAATGGAACAGGTGCTGCAGTTCTATGCACCGAGAAAAATATACAAAAAGCGCTGTGCCTGCCCGATACACAACGGGCAGAACAACAACTTTACAATATATGATGACAGCTTTTACTGCTGGGTGTGCGGCGCTGCAGGTGACCTGATTAAGTTTGTGAGCCTGCTTTTCAATCTGACATACCCGGATGCAATGCGAAAGCTGGACCGGGATTTCCGGCTGGGAGTGTATGAGAAACCCACACTGACACAGCGGCGAAAAAACAGGCAGCAGGTGGAAGAATACCGCAGGCAGCAGGAACAAAAGCAGCAGCTGGCTGATGAAAATTTCAGCGAATATTTATTCAATCTAAAAGAGCTGGACAGGTATAAAGACCTGAAACAGCGATATGCACCGCAGGCAGAGGGGGAAGAGCTGCATCCTCTGTTTGTGGTGGCAATAAAAGAAATACCGTATATTGAGCATCTGCTTGATAGCTATGACTGGAGGTGTGAAGGTGAATGACAAAAGGATTCTGGCCCTGGATGTCTACAGTATTTTCAGCAATGAAATCATGAATGAAATATATGACGAGGAAGACAGGCTGGAAAGGGAGAGACTGAAAACAGTTTATCTTCTGCGTGCCAAGGAGCTGGGGGTGCGGCCTGCGGCAAAAAAGCTGATAAAGTCTTTTGATGAGGCTGAAAAGCAGATAGACAGCCGGTACAAAAGGCAGCAGCGGGCAAATAAATCTGTTTTACCCCTTAAATTTGACGGCAACGGACAGCCGGCAAAAACCATTGAAAACTTCATACTGATTTTACGTATGGATGATTATTTCAAGGACCTGCGGTTCAATCTTCTTTCCAACACAATGGTTATAAAGGCACGGCAAGGTGTAAAGCCATGGAGTGATGAAGACGATGCCAGGGCAAGGGAATATATAGAAAAGAAATATTTTCTGTATCACCCGCAGAAGCTGGAGGATGCTTTGCGAATTGTGGCACTGGAAAGGGCGTATCATCCCATAAAAGATATTATTGAATCTGTAATATGGGACGGTGTGGACAGAATACCAACTTTCCTTTCCAAGTGGATGAAATGTGATGACACACCTTATTCGAGGGAGGTTTCCCGTCTGATATTTGCCGGCGGTATACACAGACTGTACCGCCCCGGCTGTAAGTTTGACGATGTGCCGGTGCTGATAGGCACAAAGCAGGGGGAAGGCAAATCTTCCTTTGTACGCTGGCTGGCTCTCCGTGATGAATTTTTTGCTGAAGTGACAGAAATTGAAGGACAGAAAGGCATAGAGTCTATAGAAGGTATCTGGATATGCGAAATCGCAGAACTGCTGGCGCTGACCAAGGCAAAAGAGGTGGAGGCAGTAAAATCCTACATAACCAAGCAGAGCGACAAATACCGCAAACCTTTTGAGCGCAGAGTAAGTGAAGTGCCCCGCCAGTGCATTTTTATAGGCACCACCAACAACGTACAGTTTCTTACAGATAAAACCGGCAACAGACGATTTTACCCTGTTGAGTGTCACTCAGACGGCTATGACCTGTTTAACCACAAGGAAGAGTGCCAGGCGGATATTCTGCAGTGCTGGCGGCAGGCAAAGATGATGTTTGACAGCGGAGACCTGGCACCGATGGCTGATGCCAGGCTGCGAAATGAAATCAGACAAAAGCAGGCAGAAGCTGTGGAGGATGATTGGCGCGAGGGTGTCATCAAAGAATATCTGGAAGACAAGAGCGTGACCTGTGTACTTGAAATCTGGGAGCAGGCTTTCGGATATCAGTTTCAGAAACCCAGCAAAAAGGAATCCAAGGAAATAGCGCTGATAATGCAGGCCATGGAAGGCTGGGTGAAGGCTGAAAAGGTGAAAAGACAGGGCAGATATGGCCCACAAAGGGTGTGGGTGAAAGACGACGTAGAACAGATTTTACTGTCTGATGAAGGTGACCTGCCTTTCGGATAGATGTAAACATAATCTATAGTTACACCTATAGTTACATAGGATAGTTACATATTGTTACACCTAAAATTCCTTTAAATATAAGGGAAAATTGAATATAGAGAGTCAAAACGTAACATAATTTCCGGCTACTGGTAAAATTCGGATTTTAAAAATAAAAATATATAAAAAAATATCTCTATAGGCGGCAGGGTTACCGTTACGGGCGAAAAGTTTGATTTTCCTTTATATCACTGGGAAAAATGGCGTAACGATACAGGTGTAACAGTTTATATGAAATGGTAAAAATATGGCTTATAAACGAAATACAAACAAAAAAATAACCCTGCGGGACATCAGAGGGCGGAATATTGAAAAAGACACTCTGAACAGGGACCGGAAAACAGCAGTGTGCGGACACTGCAAGCATGAATTTTACACATCCAATATGAAGCGCTGTCCTCATCCGGCGGTGCAGAAAGCCTGCGGGCCGTGGATATGCTATTACTGCTGCAGAAAGTGCAGGCACGGGCAAAGGGTAGGCAGTGGTGTGAAGTGTGTATACACGGAAAAGGGAGGTTAATATGGCAGATGATATTATATGCCGGTGTAAAGACTGTGTGTATTACCACAGCGCAAACGGTCTGGAGAAAACAAGCGGAAATATGATGTGTCATTTTGCGCTGGAAAACGGATATCCCAGACTGATACCGCCTGTGGACTGCTATAAAAAGAAAGGCACAGGATATATCAGCAGAAAAGACAAAAACAAAAAGAAAAAAATGGAAGAAATGAAGAAAGGTGCATTGGATATGGCAAGAGAATGCGAAAAGGACAACTGCAACAGCCATTGTCCTTTCTACAGTAAAGAAAACTGTAAAAACCGACTGCTGAAAAGGGTCTATAACCGACTGTTCAGCTATTACAGCATTGTTGGAGAGTTGGACGGTAAAAATGATTAAACCTGTAATTGACATTGACACAGCAACAATCGGAAAAGCTGTGCTTACATACGGTATTCATATGCAGAGTGTTGTAGCTATGGAAGAATGTGCAGAACTGCAGAAAGAAATCAGTAAACTTTTAAGAGGCAGCGGTACAAGAACACATCTGCTGGAAGAAATGGCGGATGTGGCCATATGCCTGAAGCAGCTGCAGCTGATGTACAACATTGACGATGAAGACCTGCACCTGGTTATCAGACAGAAGCTGGACAGGCTGGAAGGGAGACTAAATGGACACATCCGAACTGATATCCATAGCACGCAGATGCGGTGATAGGACTACAGACTGTAAAACAGCCTGCCCGTTTTACGGACAGGCTGACTGCACGGTACAGCTGATTAACGCCCTGGCGGACAATGTGCAGGAGTATGAACAGAGGATTTTTATGCTGAACAGTGACCTTGCAATAGCAAGGCAGAGCAACCGGCATATAAAAGGTCTGTATGAGGCTGAAAAAGCCAAAGTCCAGAAGGCAAAAGAAAAGCTGGTGAAATATTTCAAGGAGACTGAGGTTGAAGAAACAGAAAAAGTATAAAGCCAAAAGGAAAAACGGGCTTGTGCGCAGAAGCGTAGTGTGGACATCACAGACAGACTATCATCTTCTGGAGATATGCGCATACAAAGGCTGGAGCGAAAAAGACATAGGCAGAGCAGTGGATTATGTGACTACTGCTTTTCAGGATATAAGGAGCGGACATGGCAGCAAATACATGTAAGTATTGCGGTCATGTGTATTGTGGAGTACATTGACTTTACTCTGCTTGTATTTGGTATTATAGCAGCTGGTTATAGTTGTTTATCTATTGCAATTTGTCGCGCAGATATTGAGCATTCATCACAATATTTACTATAACACATAAAATCACAATAACTATGAAAGTAATAGGTATCATCTGGATTTAGGATATCAACATATTTTCGCACATAAACGTCAATCATAATCCCATGGTAAGCAGGACATTTTGTGGGGATTTTTATGTTTTTAATCATTTAACTCACCTCCTTTCTAGTTTAAATTATAAATGGTAAAAGATGATCATTACATGTCATTAAAAAAACTTATAGTAAGAAAAGGAGGTAAAATGAACGAAAAGGAAAAAGCAGCAATCCGAGAACTGCGAAACTACAATGGTTACAAAATCAAAATCACAAATCTGAAAGAAAAAATCAAAGCACTTGATGAAATCTACGGCAGCGGTATCAGTTATGATGATGTCAGGGTAGACAGCGGCTTCAAAAACAGTGCTGAAAACAATATGATTACCCGCATTGATAAAAAAGAGGAACTGGAACGCACACTGAAAATCACACAGACCAATATCGATATTATCGAAAGAGCGCTGGACAATCTTACAGCAGAAGAAAGACAGGTGCTTACCGCCTTTTACACAGACAGAATATACAATCCGGCCGACAGACTTTCCCGGCAACTGAATATCAGCCGCACAAATGCATATAACATACGAAATAAAGCTATAAAGAAATTCACAATAATGATATCATGTTCATCGTAATAATTTATTGACAGAATTGTTGCGTTTTGTTGACAAATTCACAAACATAATTTATACTGTAACTAAAGATTAGTTACAAAAAAGGAGGCTTTGTAAAGCTTAATGAGTAAAATCGAAAAGATGACAGCGCGTCTAAAAAGCAGGCCAACGGATTATACTTATACAGAGGCCAAAGCTTTGCTTTTACATTTGGGTTACACAGAATCAAATAAAGGCAAGACATCAGGTTCGAGAGTTAAGTTTTTCAAAGAAGAAACGAAAAAAATGATACTTCTTCATAAACCTCATCCAGGAGATATTATGAAGATGTACCAAGTAAGAGAACTAATCGAAACCTTGGAAGAAAGTGGGGAATTGTAAATGGAATACAAAGGTTATACTGCTCAGGTTGTTTTTAGTCCTGAAGACAAAGTTCTTGTTGGCAAGATAATCGGTATTGTTGATTCAATTACATTTGAAGCATTATCTGTTCCAGAACTTGAACAAGAATTCAAAAATGCTGTAGACGACTATTTAGAATTTTGCGAAGAAGTAGGAAAGTCACCAGACAAACCTTATAAAGGACAATTTAATGTAAGAATTGACCCAAGCTTACATAGACAAATGGCTATAAAAGCTACATTAAATGGGACATCTTTAAATCAGGAGGTTGAAAACGCCATAAGAGAATATTTAGAGAATAAAGTGATTATGGCAACTTTATCAAATCCAGCTGATATTTCAGCGATAAAAGGATTTAACAGCATTACTTGGAATGATAAAAAAGAAACTAATGCTTTTAACCCTAAAGAAAAGAAAATAATGGGAGTGAATATGTATGGAGTACAGTAGAGATATTTTTACAAGAATATCACCACCACGGTTGGTAGAAGTAAAAATGAATCGTTACGAACGAAATAGTCAGGAATTAACAATTCGTATATTTGATGATTATAAAACTTCAATAAAAGAAAAAAATGTAGATGTGATTTTTACCAGAAAATGCATATTTGAACCGGATAAATTTTTTGTAATATCAACAACATTTGTTGTTACTCTTGATTTAAATATGGAACTGGAAAATATAACCCAAGAAGAGATTAACGGAAAAATCAAAAATGATATCGGATATATCTTGGACAATGCTTTAGCTAAAAGCTCTATGATAGTATCAAATTTATCCAATGAAATTTTTGGGATGCCATTAGTTACTCAGCCTGTTTATTCACCAGAAGAACAGTAGTAATCAATTGTCAAACAAATCCTGTACTTTTTCTGGATTTTTTTCTCAACAAAATAGTTTATAATATAAACTGGATAAATTGAAAGGCGGCTGTATGGCCGTCTTTCTTTTTGGGAAAGTCTATCGCGTTTGGTGAAGCTGCACCAAAGATGTGGGTGGGGACATGCGATAGAAAAATTAGTTTACTGGTTGCGCACCTCCTTTGAAAACAGAGCTTTTGGGGTGGCGGAATTGTTACGGTCCGCTGCCTGTTTTACTCTGTGTAGGCAGGTGCTTTTTTATGGGAAGGTGGTGAGGCTTTGTGGCCAATGAGAAAAATTTAGTACCTGGCGGACATAAGTTCACTCAAGAGGAAGCGTCGAGGGGCGGAGTGAACTCTGCACGGGCAAGAAAAAAGAGAAAAGCCTTTAAGCAGGTGTTCAATGAGATGCTGGCCGGTGAGCTGACACCGGAGCTGGCGGAAGCTCTGAACGAGAAAAGCACAGCCCTGGGCATTGACACAGCCGGCTTTACTGTGGCGGAATACATAGGTCTGGCACAGGTTGTAAAGGCTGTAAGCGGTGACACAAAGGCATTTGAGGTTATCCGCGATACGGTAGGTGAAAAGCCTGCAGACAAACAGGAACTGGATGTAAAATCCATTCCCAAAATCACCGTGAAAAGACGTGACGAACAGTGACAGACAAAGAAATAGAAATCCTGCCGGTTTACTATGACTGGCTGATTGAAAAGAAATATCCTGTAAACGTGCTGGTAGGTGGCCGCAACAGCGGTAAATCCTATTTTATGGAGCAGCTGGCAGTGGTCAACCTGCACAACTGCGAAGAATACACCCTGCTGGTGATTGAGGATATAGAAACCAATATCGGTTCCGGTGCGAAAGACGGTATTGAAAAGCGCAGTGAGGAGTTTGGGTTGGATATGCTTTTCTCCAGCACTAAAAAACCACCGGAAATAAATCATCTGAATGGTAATAAAGTACTGTTCAAAGGCTACCGCACCGAAGACCAGCAGAAGCAGGTAAAATCACTGAATCAAATTACTGCCCGGTGGTATGAAGAAGCGGAAAACGCAACATACAATCAGTTCAAAGCACTGCGAATGCAGCTTCGCGGCGGCAGGCCGGAGGACAGACAGCTGTTCTTTACCCTTAACCCGATAAACGAAGCCGGGTTTGTTAACCAGTATTTTTTTAAAAGAGTGCCGGACAAAATCTTTGAATACTTTCCGGATGGCAGACCAAAGGTGTTTGAAGTGAATATAGACGTTGAGCTGGAAGAAGGCAATTTCAGCCTGCCTTGCCTTGTAGTATGCACAACATACAAGGATAACCCATATCTGACAATGGAGCAGAAGGCCGATATTGAGGAGCTGAAGCACATCGACAAAGACAAGTATGATATGCTGGCTCTTTGCAAGTTCGTGAAACCGCGGGGTGCTTTCTTCTCTGAATTTCAGATGGGAATACATACCTGTGAGGCTTTCCCGATACCTGCCCATTGGAGAAGATACCGCACTTTTGACTATGGTCTGGACAAGCTGGCCTGTTACTGGGTCGCATTGGATGATAACGGCAGGGCCTACGTTTATAAGGAACTGTACGAAAGTGACCTGATTATATCACAGGCTGCCGAAAAGATTCTGGCTATGACAACAGCCGATGAACGCATATATGAAACCATGGCACCGCCTGACCTGTGGAACAGAAGGCAGGAAACCGGCAAGAGTGCCGCAGAGATTTTTGCTGATAACGGCATCTGGCTGACCAGGGCGGCAAACAACCGTGAGCAGGGCTGGCTGGATCTGAAAGAGTGGCTGAGGGTATATGACAACGAAGATATAAAGCAGGCGGATCTGGTGATTTTTGACAACTGCACCAATCTGATAAGGACAATGCAGGCGGTACAGAAAGACAGGGCAAATCCCAATGATATAGATTCAAGGACAGACCACGAACTGACACATGCGCCGGATGCCCTGCGCTACTTTGTAGCCGGCAGACCTGCACCGAGGTGGCAGGCACCAGCTGAACCGGTGTATAACTTTGAGGTTGAAAAGCCGGTCAGGGAGCCGGACCACGAAGATTATATTTATATCTGACTGCAGCAAGTTGCCGGCAAGTTAAATTGATATTTTAAAATGCTGTAAGATACTCGAAAGATTATAAGTATACTTTATATTTTTGATGGTAAAAATTGATTTTTTGGTGTTTTAAGTGGCATTTTTGCGAAAATATTACGAAAAAACGTATTAAAACCGTTGAAAGTTTAATTATATTTCTAAAAGTTTCAACGGAAATTTCAAAAGTTTAACTCGAGTTTAACTCGATTCCAACTCGATTTTAACGTTAAATCCGGAGGAGTTATGAACACAATTTTAATTATAGCTTTTATGGCTATGGGATTTATGCTGCCGACACTGTTCTGTGCCGGCTTTTATTACGGCTTTAAAACTGCGGAAGATGTGTTCTGCAGCCAGACTGTGACAAAGGAGAACATCCCCGGCAGAGAAACTGCAGAAACAGTGAAGGAAGCTGTGGCGGTAAAGTTCAGGCCGGCTGAAACGGATGCACAGCGACAGGCAAGGATACTGGCGGAAAACGTGGAAAACTTCGGCACTGATATTCCCCAGCAGGAGGTAAGGTAAATGAATGATGTAACAGACCTGTGGAAGGATTTTCAGGCAGGGAGACAGTATCTTGACAGTATCAATCTGTTTACCAGGGTGGAAACCTGCCACAATTTTGTAAACGGCGACCAGTGGAACGGGCTGAAATATGGTAAGGAAAGACCGCCACAGCTGAACATACTGCTGCCTATAATGAAACAGTCCACCGCACTGGTGGGGCAGAACCTGATGACCATACAGTATACATCAATGAACTACGGGAAAAACCGTGCTATGCTGCTGGATGTGTGCGACAAGCTGAACAGTTATGCTGCGAAGCTGTGGGAAAGACTGAAAATAGACAAATACAGCTGGGACATCCTGCAGGATGCATATATCGGCGGTGATGCTTTTCTGTATTTTTACGATGATACTTCTGCTTCTGACGGCAGAATTCTGTGCGAGATTGTGGACACCACCAACGTAATGCTGGGGGATGAACAGCAGCCGGATATTCAGAAACAGCCGTATATCCTTATTGTCCAGAGGAAAAATATCGATGAAGTAAAAGATATGGCAAGGGCCAACGGAGTGCCGGAGGAAGAAATTGAAGGTATTCTGCCGGACAGCGACACAGAACTGCAGATAAACGGTGAGATTGAAGTTAAGAACAACAAAAAGCTGACTGTGATTGCAAAGCTGTGGAAAGAGGATGGCTGTGTACATATTATGAGAGCCACAAAAACTGTGGTTATACAGCCGGACACAGAAATTAAAGGAATGAGCAGGTACCCGGTAGCAAAATACACCTGGAAGCCAAGAAAGGGTCTGGCAAGAGGTGACGGAGATGTGTGGGACAAAATTCCCAACCAGATTTCCATCAACAAGTCACTGTTCAGACTGGAGCAGGCGGTGAAAAGCTCTTCTTACCCTATCAAGGTGTACAGGAACAGCGCACTGACAGCTGAACAGGTGGCCAAGCTGGAAAGGCCTGGCCGGGCTGTGGCTGTAAGCTCTCATTCTGAAGTGCCGGTAAACAGTCTTATACAGTATCTTAACCCTGCCAATATTTCACCTTATGCTGCAAGCTACTGGCAAAACCTGATTACGCTTACCAAGGAACTGGCAGGGGCAGGGGACAATCTGGAAAATGTAAACCCGGAACAGGCATCCGGCACCGCAATTCAGGCGGCAATGGAAGCCAAGAGCCTGAACGTGAATATGCAGGTGGCGGCATACAAACAGTTTGTGGAGGACATTGCCTGGATATGGTTTGATATGACAGTTGCCTATAATCCCAACGGTCTTGTGATAAACGAGGATGAACCGGACAGCAACGGCGATTATTCATATACAATCCCGGTGGCAGAGCTGAAAGCCCTGGATGTGGACATCAAGGTTGAAGCCACACATACCGGCAATACCTGGGCTGCAATCAGGGATGCACAGCTGAAAAATCTGTTTGATACACAGCGTATTACCTTTGAGGAGTACGTGGAAGCGCTGGGAGATGACAGCACAATGCCGAAAGAGGTATTTAAAAAGATTATTGAAAGCCGAAAAGAGGCAGCTGAGCAGCAGGCAGAGTATATGCAGGCGGAAGCTGCCACACTGCGGGCACAGGAGGCAGGATATGAAATGCAGAATATGTAAAACTGAAATGCTGGTGGACAGAGCAGTGGAAAGAGAAGAAGACGGTGTGGTGGAATTCCACTATAAATGCCCGAATAAGACTTGTTCCAACTATGGATATAAAAAAGTGACACAGCCGCAGGCACAGCAGGAAGAAACTTCAGCTGAAGCTGAAACAACAACTGAATAATATATTGAGGGAATACGGGCGACTACGTATTCCCTTTTATATTAGATAAATTCGCAAGCCAACAGCGTAGAAATGGCGGAAAGGTAAACAAATGGAAAACGAACTGAACATTACAGCCACTGGAACGGCAGAAACAGTGGATACCGGCGTAGAAGTGCAGGAAGCCGCCGAACCTGCGGTAAATGAACAGTCACAGCAGACACAGACAGAGAGTGTGAAAACCGAAAAGGACAGCTATTTTGCAGACATGCGCAGGAAGCAGGAGCTGGACCGGATGAGAGAGACCAACGCACAGCTGCAGCAGCAGCTTACAGCGGCACAGCAGGCTTTTTCTTCTTACTTTGACGGTGGCACGCTCCAGGAGCAGATGGATTTTGCCCTGGCACAGACAAGAGGTGTGGATGTGTCTGAAATCAAGGCAGAAAGAGAAGAGCAGGACAGAGTTTCCAGGCTGGAAAATCAGCTGAAATTCTATCAGGAAAGAGAGATTGAGAAACGGATGGAAGATGACCTGAAGGAAATACAGGCTATTGACCCCACTGTGACAAGTCTTGATGACCTGCCGAAGACTTTTCTTGCACTGCGATTCAACAAAGATGCAAACATGACAGCCAAAGAGGCGTTCCTTGCTTCCAAGGCTATACAGCAGCAGACAAAACGGCCTAAACCTGCTTCTACAGGCTCTATGGTCGGTACAGGCAGCCCTGAAAAAGAGTTTTTTACAAGTGCTGAACTTGACAAACTGAACAAAAAGGACCTGTCTGACCCGAAGATATATGAAAAAGCAATTCGAAGCATGGCAAGGCTCAAATAACGGAGTATAAAATATTATGGCATACGAAAATTTTAAGCCAACCATTTGGAGCAAAACAATTGAGCTCGAACTTGCACCTCTGATGATTTTCAGAGATGTGGTAAACACAAAGCACAAAGGTCTTGTAGGCAAAGGCAAAACAGTTAAAATCCTTGGCCTTGCAAACCCCACAATCAAGGACTACGTACCGGGCACGGATATTGATGCACCGGAAACTCCTGAAGATACATCCACAGAACTGAAAATCGACCAGTTCAAATACTTCAACGTGGAAGTTGATGACGTGGACGATGCACAGGCAGATGTGGACACAATGAAAGCACTGTGCAAAGGCGGTGCTACAGGTCTGGCAGCGAAAGCGGATGCTTACATCGCATCCCTGGTTGTAAACTGCCACGAAGACAACCTGATTGCTTCCCAGGCGGTAACAACTGAAAAAGCTGCAAAGGCAGTAGTTGATGACCTCTTTGAAAGACTGTGGAACAAGGGTGTAAACACAGCAAACGGCAACGTATATATCTGCGTATCTCCATGGTTCTACAAACTGTTTAAAAACAGCCTGACAGAGCTGCTGACAAACAACGTGGATATGGTGAAAAAAGGCATTCTGGGCACTTACAACGGTGCTTACGTTAAAATGTCCAACCAGATTTTCAATGACGGCACAGACGACCACATTTCCGTAATGACAAAAGATGCTATCGCATTTGCAGACGGCATTGAAGAAACAGAGGCCTACAGACCACACAAATCTTTCTCCGATGCTGTAAAATCCCTTTACACATACGGTGCAAAAGTAGCAAGACCTGAACAGCTTGCAACAGCTAAAGTACATAAATAATCGGACGGGGGCAGGGCTGTATTGTCTTGCCCTTGTTTTTATATAAGGAGAAAGTATGAAAACATGGAAAGATATAAGAACTGCCACGCTGAACCTGGGATTTGAGAAAATAAAAGCCTACGAGAAAAACAGGCAGGCCTATGTGGATGCTTATAACTGGCGGCAGGGGCTGATTGCTTCCACAATAGGCGGTGTGATTGAACAGATAGGTGTGGACTGTGACGGCCTGCACAGGCATCTGTTTGACCTTTACCGGCTGGCGCAGAGCTACGGCGAGGAGTTTATTGGTATATCACAGACAGGTGTGATCTATGGTGACAATATTCCTCTGGACGGCTGGAGACTGACTGACAACAGGTATTTTATGCTGCCGGAAGATTTTTCCGGGCATCGGGTTATTCATGCCCTTGTAATGCCTGCGCCGATAAACACAGCTTCTGAAGACAGCACAGAGTGCCGGCTGCCGGACAAATGGCGGAATATTATGCCTTATCTGATGGCCAACAGGTTGTATCTGGATGATGATGCTGCCAAGGCAGGCTATTACTGGAATCTCTACACCGATATGAGGGATGAAATTCTGGCACAGGAAAATATACCGCGTGTTTCTGTGGTTGGCGGATTTGATATAGACAGGTGGTGCTTGTAATGGGGAAGGTAAAACCTATTCAGGGACCTGCTGTATCAACTGTTTCAATACACCAGTTTCTGGGCGCGGACCTGACAAATGCACCTGGATATGTATCCACTTTCCGCTCACCTGACTGTCCAAATATGATAAGGGAGTCACGGGGTAAAATCCGAAAATGGATTGGCTGGCATACTGTCAAGCAGTATGACGGGCAGATAAACGGATTTCACATATTCACCGATGAATACGGGGACAGACTGCTGATACACGCAGGCACAAAGCTGTACTATGAGGACACAGTAGTATATGAAGGTATGGCAAACAGCAGAAGTATATCAAGGCAGCTGGCAGGAAAATTGATTATCGCAGACGGGAAAAAGCTACTGATGTACCACAAGGAAGGCTCTGCATACAAATGTGAAACAGTGGAAAGCAAGGCATTTATACCGACAATAACCATATCCCGCTCACCTTCCGGTGGTGGGACATCATATCAGCCTGTCAACCTGCTGGGGGCAAAGAGAAAAGACAGTTTTCTGGGAACAGAGACAGACAATATATATCAGCTGTCTGCTACAGGAATCTCTTCTGTTGACAAGGTGGAAAAGCTGAACAGCAGTGGTGGGTATGACACTGTGACAGATTACACAGTGGACAAAGGAACGGGCAAGGTGACATTCAATGCCGCACCCGGTAAAAGCCCTGTAACAGGACAGGACAATGTGATAATCACATACTCCAAAATAGTAGATAGTTATGCGGACAAAATCAATACCTGTGACATAATGACTCTCTATGGTGTAAGCGGTGCGATGGACAGGATTTTCCTTGCCGGAGACAATGAGTCTGGCAACAGGGATTATTACTGCCAGATGGATGACCCGACATATTGGGGGGATTTGTGGTATTGCGTAATCGGTCAGGACAACAGTAACATTGTGGGGTATTCGGTCATTAATGACAAACTGGCCACACACATAGACAGAAGTGATACGGGGACAAACATTATCCTGCGAACAGGCGGATTGCTTGAGGACGGCAGTGCATCATTCTCTCTGGCAGGCTCTTTTCAGGGCAGTGGTGCAGTGAGCAAATATGCATTCTCCACACTGGAAACCGAGCCTTTGTTCCTTACAGACAGTGGTATTATGGCTGTCACTCCTTCCGATGTGCTGGGGGAAAGATATGCACAGCTGCGAAGTTATTTTTTGAACGGGCTTTTGCTGAAACAGGATTTGACAGAAGCAGTATGTACTACATATGACCGATTCTATATGCTGGCAGCAGGGGGATATCTGTTTGCACTGGACGGCACACAGGCTTCGGTTGAAAAGAATGTGCCCTATTCCAACAGACAGTACGAAGGATTTTACAGGACGAATGTGCCTGCAAGATGCATAGCAAATATAGGGGACACTCTTACATTCGGGACATCAGACGGCAGAGTCTGCAGGTTTCACAAGGATTATGATACACTGGAAAATTTCAACGATGATGGTCAAATCATACGGGCGAAATGGACCACACCTGAACTTACAGGCAAGAATTTCTATTTTAAAAAACGATTCAAACTGCTTGCTGTAATGATAGGCAGTGCCATAGCAACAGGGGTGAGAATGAAGGCCAGGTATGACGGCATAGAGGAATTGCTGGCTGACTATGATTCCTCTGCAAGATATTTTACGTTTTCCAGATTGAGATTTTCAAAACTTACATTTAAAACAGACAAGAGCAGCTATATTTTCAGGGAGAAAATAAGTGTTAAGCCGGATGGCAGAAAAGCACAGTTTGTCTTTGAAAATGATCTTCTTAACGAGCCACTGGCACTGTATGATGCCACAATAGAATTTACAGAAAGCAGGTGATATTTGTGGCTTATAAAAAAATAACAGCTTCTGATTTGCAGGGAATTGGTGTGGTAGGTCTCCCTGACACACCTGAACTGTCAACAGAAGCTATGCAGGATAAACTTGAGGAGACATCAAGAAGCGTAATTATTCCAGCCTACAATGCTCTGGTAACGGAACTGACAAAGAACGGCGCACCTGTGCAGAGCAGTGATATAGTTTTGATACGAAAAGGCAGTGACGGAGACCTACAGGTATCTGTGGACGGGGAAAACTGGACAGGTGTAGCAACAGCTGCCCTGAACAAAAAAGCCGATGCTGATGCTGTTTACAACAAGGAGCAGCTGTACACACAGAACCAGATGGATGAAAAACTGAGTAAAAAGGCTGATGCAGACAGTGTGTATGGAAAAAATGAAACATACAACAAAACACAAACAAATGAATTGCTGGATAAAAAAGCCAACAGTGATGATGTATATTCAAAAAAGGAAACAACAGACCTGGTAAATGACCGTGTAAAAGACATAGGAAGTGCTGATATGCAGAAATCTGTATATGACACAAACAATGACGGCAAAGTAGATAAAGCGGAAAATGCAGACAAGCTGGGGGGACAGCCGGCAGAGTATTATGCCACCAAAGCCCAGACCCACGCAATCAAAAAAGAGCTTGCCGGCGGTCACACAGGCACAGTCGACGGCCTGCTAACAACCACAGCACTGAAAAACGGCATTGAAAAGCTGACAGTGGTGGGGAAAAGCACACAAAATGGCACACCTGCACCTGACAGCCCTGCACCAATTGTTTCTGTAGGCGATGGGGGCAGTACCCAGCTGACAGTGGCAGGCAAGAACTTGCTGGAGCAACCTGATTATAGTACAGAATTCCAAGGCTTGAAATGGGAATGTAAAAATGGATTATGGCATGTGTATGGGACTACAACTGGTGCATATCCTCGTGCTAACCTTTCTGTACCATTAACATTGCATGCAGGCACATATATCGGCACACCGGTTTTTATAAAGGGTTCAGCGGAAAATGTTAGCGGTGTCCGTTTATATAATGGTAACGTCAATACATATATCAGGCAGACACCATCCACTATTACAGAAACAACTGATTTTTTACAGATAATCTTCGGTAATATCCCTGTCGGCACAGCTATTGATATAGAGTTTTACCTAATGATAGAACTTGGCTCTGTTTCCACTGAATACGAGCCATACAAAGGCAGACAGGATATTTCTCTGCCTATTACCCTTAACGGCATAGCAGTTGAAAGCGGTGGCAACTACACAGACGAAAATGGTCAGCAGTGGATAGCAGACACAGCAGAAATTAAAAATGGTGTGGTGACTGTTACAAGGAATGTGGCGAAAAAGCGTATTTCAAGTGATTTGAATTTTACACAAAATGATTCTTGGTATAACAAAAAATTGTTCACTGCAAATAATTTTTTTACAGGCGGTGTCGTAGACAGTTTATACACTAATAAGCACTCTGTTTTATGTACCCATTTAGAAGAATACACTCCAGCAGACCTTGCGGGTGCCACTAAAAGTATAAGTGGTATTGGTTATGGCGGTGGTACATCAGTGTCCGCAGTGTTTGTGTGTTTTTCTCAAATTGCAGATGTTGATACATTAAAAGCATTTTTAACTGAAAATGAAGTTTTTGTATACTATCTGCTCGCCACACAAACCACCGAAACATACAGCATTGAACAGCTTACAAACGCAGGCGGTGTGCTGAATATCATTCAGCCTGACGGGGCAGGGCTGAAAGTGGAAATGTGCGGCGGGGCAAGTACGGCTGAGCTTGAAAGAGTTGAACAGGAGGCACAGGCGGCAGCAAACAATGCACAGACAACAGCCGATAGTGCACTAACAGCAGCAAATAATGCCCAGGCTAAAGCCAATGCCGCAATGCCAAAAGCCAGCTTTGTGTTTGATGCGGAAACAGGCACACTAAATATCACACTTTAAGGCGGTGATATTATGGCATTAAATATCAATAGCACAAAGCTGAAAAAATGCAATGTAAATGGTGTCAAATGTAAACATATAACTGTAAACGACACTAAAGTATGGAGCGCCGAAGAAATTCTTGTTGGTACAGAAATCAGCGACTTATCTGCAATATGGGATTTTCACGATAAATATGTAGACCGTGAACATTCTGATGGGACTGAAAGTAGTTATCATGTTTACTGCGAACCAAGAGGGTCGGAAATATTCTTCAGATATGGTGACCATTATGCTGATGATGCAGCCGAAGTTTATGCTGAAACGAAGGATTACTATAATCTAACAGACTGGGAAAGTATATATCTTGATTTACGTATTGTTACGCAATGGGCGGCTGAAAGTAGTAAACATCTTCGTATTTATCTTGATATATACAACGAATCAGGAACAAGAGTTATGCGTGACACTGTACGAGATAGCCACAATTATGAAACTACCAATATAGACGTTAAGAAAACTATAAACATATCCAGTCTTACCGGTAATCATAAAATAAGAATTTTCTGCGGTTTTGGTAACTCTTATCAAGAAGTAGATGTATATGTTGAACAGTGTATATTGCAGTAAAGGAGAACAAATATGCAAAAATTCAAATTTCCAATGGAATATCTGAGAGTGACACAGGGTGAAAATGATATTCTCTCTCACGCCGGCAGTCTTGCCATGGACTTCGGCGGTAAGGACACAGGGGCGGACAAGCTATACTGCCCTTGCGATATGGTAGTTAAACGTTGCAGACACAATGCCAATGGTGAGCTGTACCTTGAAAGCACTCTGCCGGTGGAATTTGCAGACGGCACAACAGACTATGCAAGGCTTATCTGTCTGCACGACGGCACATTCAATGTTGTGGAAGGACAGGTGCTTAAACAGGGGGATTACTTCTATGATGAGGGCGGCATGGGTTCAGGAAATCCAAAAGCCTTCGGCACGCATGTACATATGGAAGCCGGCAAGGGCAAGTGGAACAGCACAACACAGTCACCAAATGCACAGGGGACTTATGTAATTGAAAATCAGTCACACCTGTATGACCTTTTCATACTGGGCGATGATGTTGTGAAAATGACAGACCCGGAAACAGGAGAGGTGCTTGACGGCGGCTATCCGTGGAAAAGA